GCCCCGCCCCGCCCCGCGCACGAAACAACCCAAGCCTGACAATTCGCTCCGCAACGGCTACGCGGCGATTTCACACAGCGTGAGCGGCGAGACCGCCGCCATCGGTATCGGATTCCTCATCGCCGGCCCCATCGGAGCGATCGTCGGCGGTGCCGCGCTGCCAGTCCTGGCCGCCGCGTCGATGTGGCGGGCCCGGCGCCGCGAGCACGACGAGAACACCAACGCCAGCAGCGACAACGGCACAGGTTCCGGCTCCTCTTCGGGATCGGGCGGAAGCCGGTCGGGCTCCGGCTCAGGCGGCGGGGGCCGCGGAACCGGCGGCCGGAACAACTCCGGCAGCGGCAGCGGTGAGGGAGGGGGCCGTCACCGGACCCCGAAGGGCCCCGGCGGCGGCCGCCACAACACCCCGAAGACGCTCGACAGCGGCAAGGGCGGCCTGGGTAACGGATCCGGGACCGGCGGCGGTGGTAAGAACCGCAAGCCGAAGGTGAAGGACCCGGTCGCCGACAAACTGTCCAAGGCCGGCAAGGACCTCGCCGACAAGCTGAAGAACCGCACCAAGAACAACAACCGCAAGAAGCCCGGCACCGACACCGCCGACAAGACCAGCAAGAACAAGCAGCCGAAGGTCCGCAAGGACCACTCCGGCGCCTACCCCGACGACCGCCGGTGGCGCGGCCGCGGCCACAAGGACAAGACGCCGCGCGCCGACAAGCAGCACAAGGGCGGCACAGGCGGCGACACCACCACGTCCACCGCCCGCGACGGCCTCGCCCCCATCACCCCCCACGGCGGCGGCACCCACGACGAGATCGTGGACGCCGAGATCGTCGACGACGGTCCGTCGCCCAAGCCGAACCACGCACCCGACGACGTCATCGACGGCGAGGTCATCGACGAGGACCGAATCGCCCTCGTCCGGGCAAAGCGCGAGAAGGCCGCCCGGCGAGCAGCGATCAAGGTCGGGAAGAAGGCCGCGGCGGACGCCGCCCGGGACGGAACCCTCGGCGACCCGATCAAGGTGCAGGCCGATCGCATCCGTACCGAGAACCAGTGGATCGACCTCGAACTGCACCGCGAAGCACAACTACTCGCTCTCGCAGCAGAGACCGAACAGCGAAGGAGCACCCCCGTGAACTACCCCGTCGCCACCACCACCCCGGGCAGCCACACCCCCGGCGTCGCGGTCGCCCGGCAGATCGACGCCCGCGGGACCAACGCCTACCGGCTGCTCCTCGCCCTCGCCGAACAGCTCGCCGGCGGCATCCACAACGACGCCGACGCCGACATGGCCGACCACGTCACCGAACTCGCCGGGCTGCCCAACCTGTGCCGCGACCTCGCCGCCGCGGTCACCGCGGGCGCCAACGCCCTCTCCAAGACCGCCCCACTCCACCCCTCGGTCGTCAAGCACCTCAACAACGCCGCCGTCTCCGCCGTCACCGCCGCCCGCATGGCCGACGCAATCATGGCCGTGTTCGTGCAGGCCCACCGCGAGGACATCTACCGCGTCATGGAACCCCGCATCGGCGAGGACCGGTGGAACATCCGAAACGCCGCCGGAACCCTCGACGCCGCCAAGCTCCGCGCCGCAATCCTCTCCTCCGGCCAGCAGCGCGCCCTCCCCGCCGGCACCAGCAGCACGGGCGGGGCGCTCGTCCCCGCCTCCGACGCCCACACCAAGAAGCTCGTCACCCTCATGAAGGGCTTCGACCGCGGCCACATGATCGACTGCCTGTCCGAAGTCGCCGGCACCGCCGCAGGAGTCGAAATCGTCGCCGACTCCGTCACCAAGCTGTACCGGCGCATGGTCAACACCTGGCCCACCGAGGACGCAGTCGACGACACCGTCCTCGCCACCGCTTCCAAGGTGAAGAACATCAGCGCCGAACTCCACAAGGCCATCAAGGCAGCCCAGCGCGCCCACCAGCGTGAACTGCGCCTGAACGCCAAGCCCCGCAAGGGCGCCCGTGCCGAACAGAAGTGGGACGTCGTCCGAGGCCGCAAGGGCTAAGAGACCCCAGGAAGGAGATGAACACCATGGCCAAGACCAAGACCGAGGTACCCGAAGGCCTCGAAACCCTGTCCGACAAGCCGAAGCGATGGGACTTCAGCCGCGACGCCGTCACCCCCGGCCGCCTCACCGCCTGGGGCGCCGAACTCGCCTGCGCCAGCGCCCTCGTCGCCCCCCTCGCCGACATCCCCTGGCAGGCAGGCGCCACCGCAGGCGCCGTCTGCACCGGCGCGGCCGTCCTCTACGAGAAGGCCCGCGGGTCCTGGCGGCGCGTCATGGTCGCCCGCGCCTCCTCCTGGCTCGCCACCACCGGATGGCTGTCCTACGCCCTCGCCACCCAGCCAACCCTCACCACCATGGCCGTCGGCGTCACCATCTGGGGCACCGGGGCCGCCGTCAACATCGGCATGGACAAGTGGGGCGAGACCACCCGCGAAGCCGAACAGGAACTCGACCGGCGCCTCGAGCAGGGCGAGCAGATCAAGGCAGCACAGGACGGATGGGCCAAGCTCCTGCACGACATTTGCGGCATCGAGGGCGCTGTCGCCGATCCGATCGTCGACCGGTGGCCCTCCGGCGCCGGCGAAACCGTCAAGATCACCCTCCCCGCCCACATGAACATCGACGCCCTCCGCGGCTACGAAGCCGAACTCGCCGGAGCCCTCCACCTCCCCAAGGGCGGCGGCGTGTCCTTCTCCGCCGGCGGCGCCGACGTACCCCGCAACGTCGTGTTCATCGCCATCGCCCGCAAAAACATGATGGCCGGAGCCATCCCCTACCCGAAGCTCACCCCCACCACCATCAACAAGCCCATCCCGTTCGGAGTCGTCGGCAACGGCGACAACGCCGAGCTGAACCTGAAGGACGAAGGGTTCATCGCGATCGGCGCCCAGGGCTCCGGCAAGACCGCCCTCATGAAGACCATCGGCCTCGGCCTGGCCCGCTGCATCGACGCCCTCATCTGGGACATGGACACCAGCGCCAAGATGAGCGCGGTCTTCATCAACCCCTACCTGCGGCACGGCATCGGCGTCCCCCTCATCGACTGGCCCGCCACCACCGAAGACGAATGCCGCCTCATGGTGAAGGCCGCCCGCGACATCATCGCCGCACGCAAGACCGAATACGCCGACCTCCTCGAGGACGAGGACATCGACAACCTGCCCGCCCGACCCGACATCCCCGCCATCCACATCCGCATCGACGAGACCAAGTCCATGCCCGACGACGTCCTCGAGGGCATCGACTTCATCATCGAAGAAGGCCGCTCCGTCAACGTCCGCGTCTCCAACACCGGCCTGCGCGCCACCCGCGACTACATCACCGCCGCCATGGACGAACTCACCCCCGGCCGCATCGGCCTGCGCACCAACAACGCTACCGAGCTCGACATGCTGTTCCCTGGCTTCGGCGCCCCCGACATGGCCCTGTTCACCGACCCCGGCACCGTCGTTTACATGAGCGGCACCAAAGGCCCCTACCAGCCCGTCCCCGCCAAGGCCTACGCCACCATGGCCGAAGCCTTCCCCCAGGGCAGCGCCGACTACAAGCGCATGCAGACCCTGTTCATGGACGCCGCCCGCCAGCTGTCCCCGGACCGCCCCGACCTCGACGAGGTGTCCGCCCGCGCCGCCGGCCTCGCCTACGGGCAGCGCTGGGCCCGCTGCATCCGCAACCTCCGCGGCGACGCCCACGGCAACGTCGGCCCCGACCGCATGCACGAGTCCGTGTGGGAGCTGTACCAGTCCTGGCCCGCCCCCGCCCCCTACGACGTCCTCCTCGGCCGCACCTTCGACGACGACGCCCCGATCCAGGGCGCGACCATGCAGATTCCCCGCCTCACCGAGGCGATCCTCGACGACGACGAACTCGAGCGTGCCGCCGCCCAGGACGCCGCCATCGAACTCGCCAAGACCCGCGTCAACCCCAAGACCAACGACGAGCTCGCCATCGAGCTGTTCGCCTCCATCGGACGCCCCGCCCGCCCGTCCGAGGTGTACCCGCTGATGGTCAAGGCCGGCTACACCCTGTCCGACCGCACCTTCCGGGACCTGTGCACGAAACTCGCCCTCCAGGACAAGCTGCTGAGGGGGGATGATGGAACCTACGCGGCCCCAGAGAGCGGTGAGGTTCCCAGTGGACGAGTTCCCGGATCTGAAGATGACGCCGATGGACGAGGCGATGCTCCACATGAGTGAGCTGATCTCCGGCCTGAAGAAGGCCGGACTCAGCGAAAACTCCGCTGTCCGCTTCGCAGCCATCTACTTCGCAGAGTCGTCCAACAGCGTCACCGACGAGGACGACGACTGATCAACCAGCGACCAGGAAAGCCCCCGGGTCGTACCCGGGGGCTTTCCGTATCTCCGCCCCTCACCGCCCGCCGCCCAGGAGCCCCCGTGAACACCGACCTCACCAACCCCCAACGCTATGCCGGCCAAACTCAGCAGACCGCCGAGACACCCCTCCAGCGTGCCGCAAAGGTCGCCGCCGCAGTCGACGCCGTCTACGAACAGCCCACCTCCTACAACAATCCCGACCTCCCCTCCTGGCACGACGGCACCCGCATCGGCACTGCCCCACCCGTCGACCAGCCCGGACGGCCCTCCATGAGCCGAACAGCCACCAACATCAGCGGCGTGATGATCGCCAGCAGCGCCCCCATCTTCGCCCTCGGCGCAGCCGCCACCGGCATCCTCTGGGGATCCGGCCAGGCCGACCCCACCGTCATCGGCTGGATCTGCGCCGGCGCCGTCGCCCTCCCTGTAGCACTGGCAGCCCCCGTCCTCGCGCTGAAGGGCCTCATGAAGAGCGCCAAGCAGGTGGCCGAAGCTGCCCCGCCCGTCATCCACCAGCACTACACCGGCACCGTCCACCAGGACCGCCGCGAGGTCCACAGCAACACTCGCGGCATCATCGCCAACACCCGCAATCAGCTGCCCCGCTGAGCACTGGAGGGCCACGTGAACCTGAACCTATGTGCAGTGCTGCGATGCACCGACGAGCCGTACATCGATCACCCGTTGAACCTATGTCGGCGCCACGCCCTGGCCGTGTCCCTGAACGTCACAGACCGTCTCCACGCCAATGCTCTGTCCGGCACGACGACCACCGGCTTGGACATCGAAGAGGTATCCGTCGCCTCACCTGACGTGTGGAAGCAAACCTCGCACCCACCTGTCGTGTACTTCCTAACCAACGGCAACAGAGCCAAGATCGGCACCAGCACAAACGTCACCGCCCGCGTCAGCGCGCTCTCCCTGCGGAGAAGCAACGCCGAGCTCCTCCTCCAAGGCGGCAGCGACCTCGAGAACGCCCTCCACCGCCACTTCGAATGTGATCGGATCGCCAAGACAGAGTGGTTCGTGCTCTCCCCTCGGATCCAGGACTACATCGCCCGGCGGAAGACCGCAGACGCTGCGCTCCGGCAGCCGCACCTCCCCGCTGAGGGCCACGCAGCATCAACGGAAACGATGCACGTCACGATTCCTCAGCCACGGACTCCAACAGCTGAGGAGCGAATTCTGAACATGCTCACCAGCCTGCGACCCACCATCGACGATGGTGACACCACCTACATGGACCGGTCGGCTCTCCTCACGGCGACCGGCCTCAAGGAAGGCACGTTCGCCAACGCCCTCGGCAAGCTGGAGACAGCCGGGAAGATCCACCGCATTGCGGAAGGCAGGTCCGTACGAGTCGGCCTCGGCCCCGAACCGGGGGAGTAGCAGCCCAGGGGAAGGCGTCTCAGACAAACGCGCTCCCATGCCCCACACTCAGAACTGCACGGCCCGGAAGGTACCGGTGTCCCCGCGCCCTACCCACCGGGCCGTGCCACAGACCCGCTCGAAGGACCCCCAGCCCTTCCGAGCACCAGCGGCCCCGCACCGATCCCCCCGGCGCGGGGCCGCCCCCATACCCCGGGGGGAACACAAACCGGAAAATCAGCGATCATCCCTACCAGGCGCGGGGCCTGACAACCACACACTCGAGCGGGAGCCCCACCGCCATGCCACACTCCAAGGCCAAACAGGCAGCAGTCGCCCAACGGCGCCGCGAAATGCTCATCATGAAGATCCAGGGCCGCACCGCCCTCGAGATCGCCGAGCACTTCAACATGTCCCCCAACACGGCCCGCTCCGACCTGTCCCGAGCCATCAAAAAAGCCCGCGAGCTCGAGGTCCACGAAGCCGAAACGTACCGATTCATCCAAGGCGCCCGCCTCGAGCAACTCCTGCGCGGAGTGTGGCCCGAAGCTGTCGACGGCGACATCAAGGCAGGCGAGCAGGCCCGCAAGTACATCGCCGACATCACCGACCTGTTCGGCCTCAAGGTCCCCGTCCGCACCGAAATCAGCGGCCCCGACGGCGGCGTCATCCCCTTCGGCGGCAACGACCTCACCGAACTGTCCGCGCTCATCGACATAGCCGGCCAGCCCGACGCCCAGCCGCCCGCCCGGCCCGACGACACCGACGACGAGGACGAAGAGGACCAGGACGACGAGGATGGCGACACCCACTAGCGGCCGCCGTCTCCTCACCGCCTACCGGCACCTGCCGGCAGAGGAACGCCGCCGCGTCGCCCAGTGGGCCAGCAGCGACCTACGCGCCAAGCTCGCCGCGATCGAACGCCAGATGGCCATGGACCGCTCCCCAGGCGCACTCTCCGCCGTCCTCACCGAAGGCCGTGAGAAGCAAGCCCCGCACCTGGACATGATCGACGGCGTGTTCCAGCGGATCGCCGCCGGAGAACGCATGCAGGTCATGATCACCTGCCCGCCGCGGCACGGAAAAAGCCAGCGCGCCTCCCGATGGGGCCCGCTCTGGTACCTGCGCCGCAACCCCACCGCCCGCGTCATGCTCGCCTCCTACGGCGCCGAACTCGCCGACGACCACGGCCGCTGGGTACGAGACCAACTGCGCGCCTACGCCCCCACCCTCGGCGTCCGCCTCCACCCGGGCAGCCACGCCGCCAACCGCTTCGACCTCGAGGCCCCCCGCGGCTCCAGCGTGCGCGGCGGCATGGTCACCGCCGGCGTCGGCGGATCTTTGACCGGCAAAGGATTTTCACTCGGCATCATCGACGACCCCTTCAAGGGATCCGACGACGCCAACAGTCCCGCCCAACGCGAACGCGTCTGGAACTGGTACCAGTCCGTCTTCTACACCCGCCGCGCCCCCGGCGCCTCCATCGTGCTGATCAACACCCGCTGGCATGAGGACGACCTCTCCGGCAGGATCCTCGCCACCGAACCCGAAAACTGGACCCTCATCGACCTGCCCGCCCTTGCCCTCTCCGACCAAGACCCCCTCGGGCGGCAGCCTGGACAGGCCCTGTGGCCCGAGCAGTACGACGAGGAAGAACTCGCCCGCACCCGCCGCGCCGTCGGCGAACGCGTCTGGTGGGCCCTCTACCAGCAACAGCCAAGACCGCTCGAGGGCGGCGTCTGGCAGTGGGCATGGATCACGGACAACCGGTGCAGCCCCGTCGCCTTCCAGGGCGTCGACCTCACCCGCATCCTCGTCGCCATCGACCCATCCGGCGGCGCCGGCACCGCCAACGACGAAACCGGCATCGTCGCAGCCGGCCGCACCGCGGAAGGGGAGCTGTACGTCCTCGCCGACCGCTCCGGCAGGCACGGCGCCAACACGTGGGGTATCGAGGCATGCCAGCTCGCCATCGAGCTCAACGCCGACGGCTTGGTCGTGGAGACGAACTTCGGCGGCGACATGACCCGCCAGGTCCTCATCCAGGCCTGGCAGGAGCTCGAGCGCACCGGCCGCACCCAGGGACGGCCCATGCCACGCATCATCGAAGTCAACGCCAAACAGGGCAAACGCCTGCGCGCCGAACCCATCGCCCAGCTGTACGAGCAGGGCCGCATCCACCACGTAGGGGAGTTCGACACCCTGGAACGGCAAATGGTCACCTGGCTGCCCGGCATGGACTCGCCCGACCGCATGGACGCCGCAGTACACGCCCTCACTGAGTTGGCAGACCCATCACAGCAGGGACTCGGCAGCCAGCACTACAGCGACAACAGGCTGCGGGGACGCAGGTAGCCGCTGCGTGCCGCAGTGGGATACCACACCCCAGGCAACAGGCCGGCAGCAGGGCGCCGTCGATGGCTATGCAACCACGTGCCTCATGAGGCAACACAGCATCTTCGCAGGTCACGGCAGTGATGGGATGGAAGCTACATCTGCCAGATCGCCGATCTGACGATTTGAAAGATCCTGCAAAGTTGAGCGTGGACAACTTTGCTGATCCTCGCTGATTACGGTTCTGCGGGTTCGGCTAAAGAGCAAAACCGATGTACATTGGCTAAGCCGCTAGCGCATCTGGAGATGCGCTAGGGGCAGGCAAAACAGAACCGCCCCCCTGGCTGGGAGGCGGGTCTGCTTGCTTCCTTGAGACGAGCTGCCGGGCGAGGGACTACAGGTGCGCCGCCAACTGGAGGTAGAGCTCCAGGAGGCTGGTGATGAAGCACCAGAAGTTCCAGTCCGGCTGTTCGTTGTTCATGATCACCTCTTGTGCGGCCCGAGGGACGAACGCTCCCGGAGCGGGCCTGGTCCTCCGGGCCGCGGCGGCCGGAGGCAAGGTGGTGAACAGGTCGATAACGAACACCCGATGGAGAGTCTACGGCCTCCGAAGCACACCTCCGGACCCTCAAGGCGGGAAAACCCGGCAACACCCGCTCATCGTGCGGATTGTCGGGTTGCGTTCCCCGGAACCCGTCCCTCGTCCGGGTGAATTGCCGCCCCGCTCCCGTCTTGACACACCCGCCGCCCAGACCCGGCCAAACGCCTGAAAGTCGGTCAGGGGGAACCGCCCGGCCTCACGCCCGTACCCTGATCACTAGGCGCGGGGCCTGTCGACACGGCAGCGGTGTAGCTGTGGAGGAGTAGAGGTGGGCGTCATCTCCCGCGCCAAGGCCGTGGTCATCGACGCCTGGTCCTGGCTCAACTACAAGCCGGTCTACGCCAACGACCACGGCATGCCGTTCCGCCGCGCCTTCCCCGAAGCACGCGCCACCTGGGTACCGGCGCAGGACGAACGCCGCCTCGCCGCGTACAAGCTCCTCGCCGCCTACGACAACAACCAGGCCGCCGAGCTCGCCGAGGTCATCGACGGGCCCACCGCACGGGAGAAACGCGAGTTCGGCGACCCGGCCCTGTTCATCGACGCGATCATGTCGCACGTCCTCGGCCGGGAACAGCACATAACCGTGCCCGGCGCCGAACACCCCGACGAAGGCGTCGACCAGGCCATGGCCGAACGCGTCCAGACCCTCCTGCGGGACTGGGCCGAAGACGAACTCCTCCCGATGCGGGTCCAGCAGACCGAACGCAAGGCCGTCGCCCTGGGGGACGGCGTGTACCGGCTCGCCTGGGACCCCGCCAAGCAGCGCGCCACCGTCCGCTCCGTCGACCCCGGCTTCTACTTCCCGGTCATCGGGGAGGACGACGACGGCGGCGAATTCCCGCAGCGTGTGCACTTCGCGTGGGAACTCCCCGAAGACCCGCGCCGCGACCTGAAAGCCCGCATCCGGCGCATCACCTACGAACTCGCCCCCATCGGCCCGGCGACCGCGGCCGGCGTGGACGAGTCCGGCCGGTCGGTGCGCGCCCCCCTCACCATCGAAGACGCCGACGGGCAGCTGGTCCCCGTCCTCGGCCCCGGCGACATCGTGGACGAAACCGCCGGCACCGTCACCCGCCTCTACCCGTGGAACGACCGCCCCAGCACCGTCACCTGCTACCTGACCGACGCCACCTGGAACCTGGAGGACCTCAAGGGGCAGGTCGACGTCGACTCCCTACCCCTCGACAAGGCCAGCTTCGCGACCCGCTCCGACGGTGAGGTCCTCGACCACCTCGACCTCCTGTTGGACTTCCTGCCGGTCATCCACGTCCCCAACACCGTGCCGCCCGCCGAAGAGCACTGGGGCCAGTCCAGCCTCGCTAAGGTCCTTCAGGTGTTCGATGAGCTCGCCGGCTCCGACACCGACTCCGCCCGCGCCTCCGCCACCACCGGCCTACCCATGGTCGCCGTGTCCGGCATCAGCGACCCCCGCCAGGAACTGCGTGTCGAGCCCGGCATCATGCTGAAGCTCGGGGACGACGGCAAGCTCACCGCCGTCGACACCTCCTCCGCACTCCGCGAACTCCGCGAGCACGTCCACGACCTCGCCGACCGCGCCGCGAAAGTCTCCCGCCTCCCCGCCGTCGCCCTCGGCACCATCGACCCGTCCAAAGCCCCCTCCGGATACGCCCTGGACATCTCGCTAGGCCCGCTCGACTCCCTCATAGGCAGCATGCGCCTCGCCCGCGACCACAAGTACGCTCTGCTGCTCAAGTTCGTGCAACGCCTGCACATGGCCGGCCAGCACCCCGACTGGACCGGCATCCGAGTGCAGCCCGCCCGCCTGGTGTTCGGTCCGTACAAGCCCGCCGACAAGGCCGGCATCCTCGAGCAGGTCACCCTCGGGGTGGAGAAGCGCGTCATCAGCACCGAGACAGGCATCCGCATGCTGATGGAGGCCGGATTCCCCATCGACGACGCCGAAGACGAACTGAAGCGCATCGACGCCCGCTCTTTCGCCGCGGCCCGGGACCTCGCCGACGCGCTCGGCAACCCCGACGAAGTCGCCGCCTTCCTCGGCAGGCAGGCCCCCGACCAGCCCGAAACGCCGCCCGTCATCCTCCCCGCCGCCGGAGACGACGAAGACCCGGAGGACGCGCTCCAGGAAGACGACGAAGAGCCGCCGCAGGGGAGCAGGGGGAACACGCCGTGACATCTGTGCTGCACTTGGATCTAGGCGCGGGGCCTGAACTGTCCACGGGAGGACTGTCTGTAATGCGTGCCCCCGCGCAGCACCGCCGCCCCGGCCACACCCCGGCCACCGCCTGGGCCCACCCCTACAC